CGATTTACGATCTTTTTCATATTCACGTTTAATTTTTCTTATAGTATTAATATTTTCTTTTCGATAATTTTTCATATATTCTTTGAGATGCATTTTATTTTTGGATGCCCAATTTTTATATTTCTTAGCGATATATTCTTTATTATTATCTGACCATTTTTTATTTGCGGCCTTTTTCCCGCCCAAATTTAATCTACCAATATTTCTTAGTTTAATATTATTTCTCCTTAATAATTTTCTTATCACACCACCATCAACATTATATTTTAATGAAATTGTTTTACTACTTAACAGATCAACAGTATACATCAAAATAATATCTTTAACATTTTCTTCTTTAAAAATAATTTTTTTCATAATAATAAATATAAACAAAATATCTGTTGTTACAAAATATAAATAAAAAAAGGGACAATTTCTTGTCCCTTTTGGATATTTTTAAGATAATGATTATCTTAATGAATCAAGATCAAATGTAACAATGCCCTTAACATCAATCACAGCGAAGTAGCGATTATTTACCATTTTTTTCGCATAACGTGTCATGATACCTTTTATTGGGGTCATATTGAAAGGATTGTACATTGTTGGAGTAAGCTGTAGAGGTACATACGGTGCATATACATAACCAGCATCCAATAATGATTTACCTTTGTGTCCAATTAACACCTTGTTAGGTGGGAAATATGGATCACGATAAACCTGATAACGACCAGCAAGGGTACCGATTTTTTCAATACCCATATTATACTGATCCTGTTCAGCAGCTGCATTTGATACATGGAAATACTCAAGGTCGTCGAATACTGCAGATACTTCTGAAGAAACAACGATCCAGTTAGCTCCACCTCTCAATGTAGTTTTATGAATCTGAGCTGAAAGCTGGTTGATTTTGGTAACCAATGTTTGGTTCCAGTCTTTCTGTGTGTAGCCAAGATAAGCTGTTCCAGCATTACCATATCTCCACTCGTTCCAGTCCCATTTTGCATGCCATGCAGCGCCTTTTCTAAGATCACGAAGGATTTCACGGTCAACCTCAGCAGCGATTTGTTCTGAAAGAAGAGCTGTTAGCTCGGCTTCAGCATCGATGTTGTGGAATGCGCTTACGTCCTGTGCAAGTTCAGGTGACCAGCTAGCTCTCAATTTTCTTTCGATTACGGAAACTGTAACAGATGAAAGATCGAAAGATACTTCACCGATTTCTTCTTCGAATTCCAATGAGTCATAAACCCTGAAGTTCAAAGTAAAATCACCAGCTGTAATAGCCCCTGGCAATGTTGTGCCAGTAAATCCACCAGTTGATGAATATGTGTCCAGATCTACATTAATATAGATTGTACCAGCTTCATCGCAGATGTCCTGATATCTACCACTTGGGTATGAAACAGCGGTTGCTTTATTTCCATACTCAACGATACCCTTGCCATACTTCTGAGTTACAACATTGAAGTTTCTTGAAACTCCGCCATAAGTAACTGTAGCAGAAGCTAGGAATTCTTCGGTATCCATAACATTTCCGTTAGGTCCGATAAGTTTACCCTGACCATCAGTAGCGAAACCAGTGAAAGTCACGATTAATGAACTAACTGTGGTTCCAGAAATACTTGGACCAGGAACAACAACAACAGTACCATTGGAAAAAGTTACAAAACTTGATCCAGTTACGCCTGATGTAATATATTTACCTTTCGAATAATCGAAAAGTCCTGTATCAGCGGCATTACCATCGCCAGCTTCATAGAAACGATCATAAAGATTTCTACCTGTATCAGGATATCCATCAGTTTGTGCATTAGTTGTGTTTGGCCATCCATAAGGTGCGTAATGTGCTCCCGAATTTCTTTCCTGAATTTTAGGAACGAAGAAGAACAATTTACCAATTGGTAAGTTCATAGCCTGAACAGACACGATGTCGTTGGCTAATAGTTTAGAGAATACACGGCGAATAATCGGAAATACAACAGTTTCAAAAGAACCTGATGAGTCGGAAACAGCCGCTTCGTTAATTAAGAAACTCGCTTCGTTTTCATATAACTGTGCGATGTTGTCTTTTTGATGGCCTTCTAGTCCCTCAAGGAAACCAAGGTCATCCCATTTTTTTATGGTATCTTCTTTGATAACACGAAGATGTTTTAATCCTATGTTACCAACCATACCTGATTCTAATAATGCTCCCATTTAATATTGGTTTTTTTAATTTTTAATTTTTATTTTTTATTATTATTTCATTTTTTGCATCAGTTCTTTCATTCTCCTAAACTGAGGATTTTCATAAGCTTTAGATTCTGATAATACTTCAGTACTTGAAGATGTCTTCGTTGATGTAATTTTATCTACCATAGCATCCGTTATTGTTTTTTTACTTTCAAGCTCAGATTGGATGGTAGTATAAAGATTTTTGGATTCGGTTATTGTTGAAATTGAATCAAATCTTTTTAAAATATTCAATTTTTCCTGTTTTGTTGTTGAATGTTCAGTAAATAGACGAGTAGCATAAGCCAAGTTTGCGTTAAAAACAGCAACTTCATTTAATTTATCTTTGAAAAGAACAAGAGCTTTTTTATACTCAGCGTTCTGTTTTCTAAGAGTTTCAAGTTCCTCGCTTACTATGCCCATATTTTGACCGCCGCCAGTAGCAAATAATTTCTTGCCCTTTATGCCTGCCCTACCTGGTTCTCCTCCGCCTTTATCGCCATGGATATTCCATTTGGTTCTTGCAGCTTCGGTAGCTTCAACTTCTTTAGCTTCTTTGTCACCGCATTCTGCGCATTCTTCTTCTTTTGGCTCTTTAACAACAGGCTTTCCTTGACCTTTAACTGGCGTACCAGGTTTTGGCTCTACTTGCGTAGCGTTCGCTCCGCCTTTACCAGGCTCTTTCGTTTCTGCTGGTTTTGTTCCCTTTGGAGGAGTACCATCATGTTTTTCAGCCTGTGTTACTTTTGTACCGCCTTTTCCAGGTTCTTTTACTTCTGGATTGTCAATACCTTCAGGTGCGTTTCCAGGTCTTTCAGCGCCGCCAATGGTTGCTTGTTCATCAGCTTGTAGTTTTTTAACTCCTTGTTGAGGCGAACTCTTGTCAAAAGGCTGACCATCTTTCATACTTACAGTATCTTGAACAGTAACAGTTTCTTTAGCTTCCATTTTTTTACCTACTTTGCCAGCTTTTTTATTAAAAGGTTTACCATCATCAAGGCTAACCTCTTCTTTTGTTTCACATTCTTCTGGCTCATCATCATCTAATTCAATTTCATAGACAATTTCATCGCCACTTGTAGTGCTATTTTCGGCTTGTTCGGAAAGTTCATCTGGCATTTCGCCTTCATCTTCGTCATTAAGTTTAATAATGTAATCGTTTCCCTCATCAGAGAATTGAACAGTATTACCGTCTTTCTTAACAACAATACCATCTTCAGGTTTCATAGCTTTGAATACTTTCAAAACTTCTTCTTCTGAAGCATCAGTCATGTCAAGAGTTTCATCTGATTCTGGTTCGCCCATTTCATCATCATCCACAGCTGGTAACCCATCTTCTGGCGAAACTTCTTCCCCAGCATCAGGATTTAATTCGTCATCAGCATCTGATTCATCTTTGCTTATCGAAGTTTCGTCATCAACAGGATTATCTGTTACATCTTTTTCTTCTTCATCAGGATCTTTTTCATCCTCTTGTTCTTTGAGCAAATCATTTAGTTCTTGTTTCATAGTTGAAGCAAGTATGCCTTTTGCGTTTGCTTTTACCGCCTCTTCAAGCGTTTGTACCTGAAGTAATGCTTGTTCTAAAATAGATTTTTGAGCCATTTTTTGTTTTCTTTTGTTTTTATAAATATTATGATATTATTAAAAGTTTGTCTTTATGCATTATAATTCAAAAAAAAAGCCTATTTCCCCATAAAATTATCCAACCTATTCATAAGGGAAGTTATTTTATTTTGTTCGGGCGATTTTTCTTCAATAGTTTCCACATACTTTATCCTATCATCCAAATCGGTAAATACATATGCCCCAGGCGTTGATGGAGAAGAAACCAAATCAAAACAAACAAGTTCAAAATCATCTTGCACAATATTTTGTCCCTTTGAATTTTTTAACGACCCAACCCCACGAGAAGAAATGCCTAAAGTTGCTCCATTCATTAATAAATTGGCGGTTTGATCTCCTTTACAACTAATAATGCCCATTTTCTTCCAGCCTGGTGATGTAAAGATTTTAATTTTTCCAAGTAAAATATTGCCTTCCCACCAAGTTTCAAGAATTGAATGTGATACTCTATCTAAATCGATAAGTGAAGATGTTGGATGATTGAGTTCGTTTAATGCTCCACCATTTTTAATGATTGCCTGATATTTGTCATTTTCTCTTCTTAAAACAGATTCAGGATATATTCTTCCATTCTTATTGGGAACATCATATTTTTGTAAAACAGCATAAAGAACAAGGTCTTGCGAAAAGTCCACGTTCTTAATTTCTGATAGAATTTGCTTATTTTTGACATCGTCTGGGGAAATGTATCCAGCATCATATTCAATTAAAATTCCCCTTTGATTTGTATCATTTGGACCTAATACCTTCATCTATAGTTTTACTATAAATACATCGGTATTGAAAGTTATTTTTTATTTTTTGAAAAATTAAATAAAATTTTATTATCTAAATCCGAATCAATTATATCTTTAACTAGTGTTTTTATTATATTTTTTAATTCCTTAGTTCGCATATCAAAATGTTTTTGAGTAAACAATGTTATTTCTAGATTAATAAAAGATTTTTTTCCAAGCTTAATTCCCTTTGTTCTAACATCTAAATCAACTATTGATTCTTTTTTAAATAGATCAGATCTTAAATTATATATTCGTAATTTAATTTTTCTTTTTGTTTTAGATAACAATTCATTAAATTCACTATTTTCATCTTCGGGTTCGATCCATGAATTTAATTTTATATAAATTGTTTTAAGGTTTTTATGATCTACAGTTCCATATCCGACTTTTATATTGTTATAATAACCTAATCCAATAAATTTTCCAGTTTTCATCAATTTTCATCATATTTCTCTATTTTATGGTGTTTATATAAAATATAAGAAAAAGAATTTATATTACAAAAAAAAACGGACTTAAAGTCCGCTTTTCAATATTTGTAGTTTATAATAGTTATATTTCGAGGCATTCATTTCCTTTGCCTCCGTCAAAGCCATAATTAATTTTTGTTTTAAATCATCATTTTTTTCTTCTATTAACATTTTATCCATTTTCTCGGTAACTTCTTCTTTTAACGTACCAAAATTAGTTTTTAAATCCTCATCTGATATAGAAAGTATTTCTATTAATTGTTTTTTATCATTTTCATTCAAAGTATTACTATAAAGTACATTAAAATTATTAGTCAAAATGGTATGTAAAAGAGTGGTATTTTCAATAATTGTACTAGATATTGGCTCAACAATTTCTTTGTTCTTCAATAAATGTTCAACCAATTTTTTCTTTGCAATAATTTTCTTATCAACATTTTTTAAGGTATCGTTCTCACATAGAATATCCAAATGTGAATATATTTCATTTTTGTCAGCTGTAACGTCTCCAATTTTTTTATCCAACGCTCTGGTAAATTTAGAAATATCACTTGATTGTTTCCTAAGTAGTGGAATAATTTCTTCCACAAATAATTCAGCATGTTCTTTATTTTCAATGTTTTTATTCTCAATTTCTTCGTAAAACAAATACATACTTAAAAATTCTTTATTTTCCTTCATTGATCTGAGGATATCTTTGATTTCATCTTTTTTACCATTAGCATATGCTTCGGTTAATTTATGTAAAATCTTACTTTTTAGCGTTCCAAATTTATTCATTTTTTATTGATTTAAAATTTCATTTATTGATTTTTCTATTTCATAAATATTCTCTTGCGCCTTTTTAACGTCAAATAAATCAGGTAATTTTATATCTTCGCTTAGCATTGATAAGATTTTATCTTTTTTTGATTCGCTTAATGGGGCCGTTTCAGCTGCTCCTCCAGCGGGCGGTGCCCCTTCTGCTGTTCCTAATGGTGGCGTTCCACCCTCACCGCCAGCGGGCATACTGCCAATAGAACCGCCTCCACCACCTCCGCCGCTAGTCTGTCCAGCCATAGCTGGCGGAGCGGCTTCAATTTTTTTGCGTTCTTCTTCAGATATACCGTACTTTTTATCAACTTCATCAAAAACGCCAGAGCGTCTAATTATTTGCGCGGTATTCTGTAATTCTACGCCCATCGCTCTTTCTAATCTTTGTTGTTGTAAATCAAGTATCACTTCATTATCGCTCATTCCCAGAATATTCTTTTTAGCCCATGTATGTGAAACTGGAAGAATTCCCATTTGTGATTGATCAGACGTTGCGTCTTTATACATTGTTATTTTTTCTTTCCATTGTTCAATTTTTAATAAATCAGATTGGCCAGATGGATTTGTCATCATTAATGTAAAATTATTTAATTCATCTTCTAATCCTAAAAGAAATAAATGAATTAATGCTATTTTATTTAATTCTTGAATAACCGATTGTTGTATTCTATTAATTGTTCTAGCAAAACGAATATCAAGTAAAGCCAATCCTTTACCATTGCCAATAACATCTTCAAACCCCAAGAATGCTTTTGGAATACGAAGAGCAGCCAACATTTTCTTTTGAATATATTCAATGTCAGCAATTTCGCCTAAATTTTGAGCGCCTGGTAAAGTATCAATAGGGCTAGGCTGGTTTGGATCGCGAACAGGAATAAAATAATCTTGATCAACAGCCATTTGATTATATCTCATATCAACTTGTCCATTTTTTTGATCAACAACCTGATCTCTTTTAAATTTATTTGCTATTTTTTGTACATAAGGCTCAATATCTTTATCATCCATATTACCCACAAATATTTTAAAAACTCTTCTTTCTGGAGCTCTTGAAGTTCTATAAATTAACATAGCGTCCTCAGCCAATAGAAGTTGTTTCCAAATTCGCCTAATTTTATCCAACATTGAAGTTCCATATGGAAGTTTTCTATCATCGCCAAGAATTCTAAAGTGAGCAATCTCCCATGCTTGGAATTCCATATCTTTATTTTTCCAAGTAAATCTCAATTCTCTGGTTGGAAATCTACTACCAACTCTATCACTTTGATTTGGAGTTGATTGTCTTGCCCCTTCAAGTCTTTCTATTTCTATATTAGGTAATTGTTGGCATCCCACAATGCCCTTATCGGGATCTATTTTTAAATAAACAAAATCATCACCATATTTACACATACCTCTTGTCCACATCTGTATATTAGTATTAATATCCAGAACATTATAAAATAAGTCATCCAATATGTGTTTAATTCTTTTTGAATCTGAATGTATCGATAAAATCTGCCCTTTTTCAGATTTAGTCGTAGATTCTTCGGCATAAATGTCTAATGCTGCTGAAACTTCGGGAGTATTATGCGAAAATATTGTATCTGTCGCAAAGTTTTTAAATCCAGGCACTGTCAAATCGTACACAGGAATAATGCCATACGGTTCTATTGACCATATTTTATGATTTACTAGTTCAGATTCTATTTGTTTCTTAATCTTTGTGGTATCGTATGCGTCCATAAAAATTTGCCAAGTATTATATCCTGCCCGTTTAATATCGTCCATTACCTTATGATGAGAAACATTTAGAGCCCTGGCCGTATTAGTTTGCGTTTTACACCTAATAGCAGTTTCAACTAGAAGATCCCACGGTATGTGTTTATAACAAGGGCTGTCTTTACCTAAATGAGGCCATATCTTTGGGTGTTTACCATTTGGATCAACAAGACAGTACCAGTTTTGAAATCCGTGTTCTTTTAGTATACGAGTAAGTTTAGGTACTGAAACATTTAACTCTGATGCTGTTAATTTTATTGTCTTAAATGCTTTAGCATATTCAACTACTTTATCCCAAGGTACCTCGAAATATGCTGGATTATTCTTACCTGAACGCACGCCATTCCAGTGATATTTATTATCTGTTGATCGTCCAATTTGTATCATTTTTGATCTATACTCCAGATTTGCCCACATTCTTTTATTATGAATTTGAGCATGATAGGAACGATGTTCATTTATATCCATAATTTCTAGATTTTCAGGTAAATTATTTTTACCGTTAAAATCTTTATAATGAACCT